CCCCGGGTCAATCCCGGCACGCTGAAGGTTCAGCAACATCTCAGCCCGATCAGTGTCCCTCTGGATACCAGCGGCCTTCAGATCGGCGTTGAACTGGCGGTTGATGATCCCCTGTTCACGGATGAACGAGGAGAAGATTTGGTTGCGGGCGGTGTCGTACAGATCCTGAGCGGACTGGATGTCGATCAGGCCCTGCGCCACCATGTTGTCAATAATCTTCGTGCGGCTCTCCACCGCCTTGGTGATGGTGTTTGCTTGGGCTGCGGTGAACGTGATCGGGTTGCCGCCATCGTCGGTGAACACAACACCTGCCGGGTCACCGCCCGGCGGGTCACCACCCGGCGGGTCACCACCCGGCGGGTCACCACCCGGGGGGTCACCGCCCGGCGGGTCACCACCCGGCGGGTCACCACCCGGCGGGTCACCACCCGGCGGGTCACCACCCGGCGGGTCGCCACCCGGCGGGTCACCACCCGGCGTCACCTCCGCCAACGTCCTGATCTGCCCACCATCCCAAGTAAACAAATCCTCGTTATTGATGCTGGCGCCGCTACCCAACGACGTAGCGACAGCATCAGAAATAATGCCCTGCTCCAACCCGAAGTTGATGCGGGCCTCATCGCTGCCCAACTCATCCAGCATCGACAGGTACGACCCAACCGGATCCTCCGCAGGAGGCGGGACAGTTTTCCCGGTTGTTGCACCTCCCGGGTCATCAAACGAAGTCGGCGGAGTAAACGCATTGAACCCCTGCCCGACTGGCTGCGTCACATTCGCAGAACCCCCCGGCGCCTGATCCGGACGGTTCGTTTCACTCTTGAACGTAATCGACCCATCCGGCTTCACCGTCAACGCCCCGTTCACATCGGGTCGCAACATCGCATCAGCAATAGTGGACAAATCAAACCCGTGCTGCGGCGTCGCCTGCGCTGCACGGCCCGGCTGCTGACCCGGCGGAACCTGCGCCGAAGCAGGCGCAGCAGACTGCGGCGTCTGCAAACCAGCAAGATCATCAAAGTTGAAACCCGGCCTAACCCGGTCCGCTGCGATCCGCTCGGCGTGCGCCGACGGGCGCACACCACGCACATCCTCATAACGATCATTGATAGCGTTTAGCGCATCCCCAAACGCCCCAACCCCGCCAGCGACCGCTCCAGCCGCACCTCCAACCCCACCAGCGATAGCGCCCGGAATCCCACGGATCCGATCCCCCGTCGAAGGCGGAACAGGCTGCCCGGCCTGCTGGGCATACATAAGTTCTGCCGTCCGCGACGGACGGGCGCCATGCCGATTCTGAGGCACCCGGCTCGTCAACTCCGCCACGGCATCCAGAATACTGTTGCCCGCCGCCTCGCTGGCCCCCCACGCAGTCTGGGCGTGACCCGCAAGATCCTTGGTTCCCTGAACGGTCTGGTCGCCCAGCCACCCGAAAGGTGAACCGACGGCACTCAGCACCGATCCGATATTTCGGCGAAGCACATCGCCCTCTGTTTCCCTATGCCAATCAGCGTGACTCACGACAGTGCCTCCCTGATACGAGCAGCCATCTCAGCCCGCCCAGCCGAAGCATCAAACGCCCGACCAAACCGCTCACCAGCAAACTGCCCCTGCGCCACCAAATCCTGCAACGCCAAACCCAACAACGACTGCTGCTCACCGGCCTGCTGCTGCGCCCGCTGACGAGCAAACTGCGCCGCCAAATCAGCCTGCGCCCGATTCCTCAAACCAGAATCAATCAAACCCCGCCGCGCAAACTGCGCCTCCACCTGAGGAAACGCCGCCTTCTCCTGCCGCCGCAAACCCAAACGATCCGCAGACGCACCCGACCGAACATTCCGCCGCTGAAACGACGTACCAGCCAACGCCCTAGACAGACGCTGCCCCGGCGACGTACCATACGGATCCTGAATGTCGAAACCAGACCCGGCAGGATTGAAAGCCATAACTACCCCAACGCCCCAAACACGAGCCACTCATCAGTGGCAACCTTCACGCAAGAAGCAGTCGCATACTGGCCGTCAATCGCCAAGTCGGAATCCTTCGAACGCAACGTCACGCCGGAACCAGCAGCAATCGTGACCGTCCCGGCCCCCATCGCCGCAACAACCAACTGGGCGCCCACATCAAAAGCCACATCGCTATTGGGTGGCACGGTCACCGTCGTCGATCCGCCGTTGTTCATACGCAACAACTTGCCAGCGTCAGTCAGCACCAACGTGCGAGCCGTCGTCGTGTCCTCCAACGTCGGAATATCACGATCCAACGTCAACGTCACATCGCCCGATGTGCCGCCACCGTCCAGACCGTCGCCCGCCGTGACACCCGAAATGTCACCGGTCGAAACCTGATCGACCCTCTGAGAAATGCGTGTAGCCATAGCAACCTACCCGAAATAGGTGATGTGCATCGTCGAATCGGAAGCAACCCGGATGAACTTGACATCCCCCAGATCGTCGCTAAACAACTCCAACACCGTGTATGGATTCAAATAATGACCAACCGAAGCGGTCGGTGTACCCCAACGGACGCGAACGGCGTTCGCTCCGTTGGTGATCATGGCCGCAACCGCCGTGGCGGGCACCGTCAAGGCAACCGCCGTAGACGACACAGCCAAAGCCTCGTCGCTGATAGAAGCCCCATATTCGGAGGCCGCTCTCCTGATTCCCATTATGGACTCTCCAATGCCGCTAATCTGGTTTCCAGATCGGCTAGTTTTTCTTGAATCTTTCGCAGTTCGTATTCAATGGCCCTAGCGTTATCGCCAAGGAACCTGTGTGTCGGCTTGTACGTGACGGTCATTGTTCCGCATGCCATTCCAGATGACGAGACTGCGAAGCCCTGACCTCCCGAACATCAGTCTTCACCTCAGTCATGTCGTCTCCGATTGCTTCCAACTTCGCCTGATTCGCTGCGTGCTGCTCGGTGTTCTCTCGCCTCAGGGCCGCTGCGATCACCACGAAGACGCCGCCCACGAGGGCGGCACCGATGGTGCCGACCACCCCAATCCACTCAATCACCGATCTCTACCCATGAAGTGGTCGCCTCGTTCCACCGGTAGATGCTCCCGCCATCAGGCATCGGGGTGGGTGGCTGCCAGACGTAGCCGTCATCCAACGTCCACGACCCGTAGGGCTGCGGCCCGTAGAACGCTCCAGCATCCGCATCCCATGTATCGCCAATACCGGCGTAGTTGTGGCGAATCGACCCGCTGTAGGAGGTCTGCACCCACGCCCCGCCGGTCGGCATGATCTCATCCAGCAGGTCAATGCCTGCCTGTTCAGACTCAACACCGTCCACGGTGGTTACGTCGTTGGACACGACGACAACCCGCTGGACGGTGCCATCTAAGACTTCTGCGTAGTGCGCCATGTCAGTCTCCTACGGTGTCAGGAATCGGACAATGACCGTGCCCGACCCTCCTGACCCGCCGTTCATTACGGAGGGGCTGTTGTCGCCCCCACCGCCACCACCGCCCGTGTTCGCGGAACCAGCAGAACCGTTGGTCGAGTCCGAACCAGCGCCACCGCCGCCGTCACCTGCGGGACCAGCAACAGTTGAGCCACCGCCACCGCCACCCGCATAAGTCAAAGTCGAACCCGTGTAGTCGTTGGTGGCGCCGTCACCGCCGTAACCCTCACCGTCGGTGTTCCCGGCCTCACCCTTGCCGCCGCCGCCGCCAGTTGTGCCCGACGAACCGCCTGCGTTTCCCTGACCAGCGGTGCCCGACCCTGCGGCGTTGCCGCCGTACTTGCCGCCGCCTGAACCGCCAGATCCAGCGGCCTGCCCGCCGCCGCCGCCAGCACCACCACCACCACCCGTGGACGTAGTACCGAATCCAGACGAGTTGCTACCGGCAGCGCCAGCGCCAGAGTTCACTCCAGCGCCTGACCCGCCTCCCCCAACCGTCACCGTGTAAGTCCCCGTGCTGGCGGTCAAGGTTCCCGTGGCGGTTTGCATGCCGCCAGCGCCCCCGCCGCCGACAGCGCCAGCGGCGCCCCCGGCGACAACCAAGAAATCGGCGCTAGTAGAACCAGCCGTCACAACGAGTGACCCCGAACCGTTCCATCTGATCCACGTATACGCGCCGTCGGTGCCCGTGCTGGGCGAACCCGTCGTCGTATAAGTAAACGCGCCACCAGAACTAGCGATAGCCCCCAACAGGGCGGGACTAATACTCATGCGCCCAGATTCCCCACCACGTACCATTCGTCGGTTGCACGCTTCACCAAAGCAACCGACGAATACCGGAAACCGATCTTCAAGTTTCCCGATTCGGAACGCAATGTGACTCCGCTCCCGGCGGCGATCGTCGTCTGACCGGCACCCTGCTGCACCACCACAATCTGGGTGCCCACGGCAAACGCTACGCTGGAGTTGGGCGGCACAGTCAGCGTGTTCGCTGACCCATTGTTCATCTCAACGATCTTGCCGGAATCGGCAGCAACCAGCGTGTACGTCGTGCCGGTCTGACTCTCAAACGCTATGTCGGTCAACGCCACCGTGCCGGACGCATCCGGCACGGTTATCGTCCGATCCGCCGTCGGATCAGTCACGGCAATCGACGTTTCGTGCGCGTTCGCTGTGCCACCCTCCAACACAATCGGGGTGGCACCGTCAAGGGTGACACCCTCATGCACATACAGGGCGCCTTCCACCGTTGTCGTGTTCCCGTCCGCAGACAACGTTGGACTACCAGTAGCCCAAGTCACCACATCGGTGAAGTTCGTGTTCATTTGGGACGCCACAATCGTGGTTCCCGCCGAAAACGTGTTCGTTACGCTCAAAGCGGCCATATTTAGCGGATCCTTCTCGTTCGGTACATGCCCAGCACGCTCGTCAGGCCCCACTTTCCACGGGAACCCGGCGATGGCGTAACACTAAACCTCAAACTAATAGCCTTTGCTGTCCCAGCCGTCGGCCACCGGAAAAACTTGTAGATGTTCTCAGACGCCGCCACCCACTTGTCGGTGTCCCAAACGGCTGCGTCCCACTCCGCCTGCGACGCCTCACCCGTGATCGACTTCGACTGGGTAACAGCCTCGGACGACAGGTCGTAGTCCTTGTAAATCGCCATGTTCAAGGTCTGCGTGTTATCGGCCAACATGACCGTTCTCGTCTTCCCCCAACGCTTGGGGAACGTGGGCCGGTTCCCCGACAACCACCCAGTCTGGTAATGCGAATAGATTTCTTCCCAATCGGCGGAAGCGGCACTCCCGTCGTACTTGTCAACGTCAAGGTCTTGATCGACCTTGCAGACCCGCGTGAACGCTGCCGTTCCAGACCACTCTGACGTAACCGCCAAACCCAGATGCGTGCCCCCGGGTGGACGGTAGGCACTCAGGGAACGAGCGTTGATGTCATACCGGGTCCAAGCCCCGTATTGCCCCAACGTCGGATCCCACACCAGCACGTTGCGGCGCCCCACCTGTGTCGCCCCCGCCAAGTTGTCGCCCGACTGGTAGTCAACCGACACCCACAACCGCTCGTCAAACCACATCAGCGAAGGGACGTTGGACAGCGAAAGTTTCCCAATGTCGATGGCGGGCTTCAACCGTTCAAACACCCACGCCTGATTATCCCGGCTCAACAGGTACACCCCGTTCTGTGCGTACCAGTAGAACACCCCGATCGTTGTAGAAACCGGGTCTGTCCCCTGCAAACACCCGGAATCCCGGGTGATGTTCTGCACCTCAAACGTATCCCGCCCGAAACCGTACACAGCGTAGATGGCATTCTGTTTGAATACCAGCAGCCGGTCACCGTCCGGCAACAACGCCGTGATGAAATCGCCATGTTCCCCGACATCAACATCGAAATAGTCGGTGTTCGTCCAGTTCTCAGCATCGTTGATCTTGGAGAACCGAACCCGGTTCGCATGGGTCGTACCCGATTCCACCGTGTACGCCACCCACACAAACTCGCCCCATGTCGTCACATGGCGGGCGTTCGGGAAATGCCCGTCGCTGGCGTCAATGTCGGGAGTCAACGAAGTCGCATCGTTCGAACCCGTCCACTTCACCGCAGACTTCGTTCCCTCCGATGACAGAAACGAACCGTTCACCACATACAAGGCGTCATTGAACGTAACCCCCTGCGGGCGTTGCGTTCCAGCGAACTGAACTGCACCCGCAGCCGTCTGCACCTGAGTGGAGAAGTTGCCGGAACCACCGTTCGCCCGCAACTCCGTCCGCGAATCGGCGGCGTTCCGGTGTGCGACCAACATCTGGTTCGTACCGGTCGTAGAGTGGTAATCCATTATCGACAGGATGTTTCCGGCCATCGCCGTGGCGTTTACGGCGTCGATCCCGTTGCGGCGCGAAACGCCGCCACGGGGATCCACATCGACATTCAACAGATCAGGAGACTCGTTCTCCGCAAGGTTGAACTGGTCGGCTCGAAGGTTCAGCCCGCCCGTAAAGTTGGCGCGCTCCTCGTACCGGTACGGTTCACCCGACTTGGTGTCAACGGGTAGCGGGCTAAGAGGCATCGGCTACTCCCACGAATAACGTAGGCGGGCAGGCATCCAAGACTGGGAGCGCCACCGCGACACCCGACGGTTATTCAACAGGATCGGCTGCGGAGCCGGAGCGTCCTCGAACCGGGCACGCAGATTGTCTAGTTCGTTGACGAACTGTGCATAGTACTGCGACGCCATCCCGGCGTCTTCCTGCTGCTGATAGGTGCGATGAATCGCATACGAAGCCAACACCGGGTTGAACGGGTCAGGCAGATCGACAGTATCGGCGTCAGCGATCGCTGCACGGTAAAGCACCGTGTTGCCGCCGTACTCAATAGAGTTTCGATACCCGCGCACACTGATCGTATATACAGCATTCGGAGTCGGATACAGCCGAACAGTGTCATTCCATACCGTCCAGAACCACGGCTCACCCGTTGTGTTCGAATCCAACGGATACATGACATCGGCGTCGTCGTAGCCGATGTACTCCAGAACATGATCGTCGGTTTTCAGCGACGCTATCTCTCGTAGCCCCGGCGTCTTCGGCGCCGACGCCCCGGAGAACGTCACCCCGTCATGTACCACA